AGACCCGGGTTGTACTAGTTACGGTGAGTGGCGCTGTTCCAATCGCCACATTCGATACAATAAAGCTAGCTGTCAAGTTACCTGCAGTTGCAAAGTTACCACTAGTGGTTGTACCAGTGACTGCTAAGCTAGATAATGTTCCGGTTGAAGTAATGTTGGGCTGCGCGGCTGTAGTTAATGTACCCGCATAAAAGTTTGATGTAGTTAAGTTACCAAGATTAGCATTGCCAGATGATATATTTCCGGTTACTGCTAAACTAGCTAGTGTTCCAACACTTGTGATGTTGGGCTGCGCCGCAGTAGTCAATACTCCAGTATAGTAATTTGATGTAATTAAATTACCAAGATTGGCATTACCTGATGATATGTTGCCAGTTACTAATAAGCTAGTTAATGTACCGACACTTGTAATGTTGGGTTGTGCTGCTGTGGTTAATGGTCCTGTTACAGCGGTGAATACACCAGTAGCAGCACCTATATTACCAACGTTAGCGTTACCAAATACTGACAGTATGCCGGCTGTGCTCAAATTACCTGCAGAGAAGTTGCCCGACAAAGCTATTCCACCAGTAACATTAAGGTTGCTAGTGATATTAGCGTTACCTACTACTGTGATGTCACCCAAACTTGCGATATTGCCCGCAGTTAAATTACCTACAATATTTGCGTATCCATCTAAATTGATGTTAGAGACATTGGATATGTTTGCGGGTAAATCTATCCATAGGGTCTGTGATGATGCAGTAATTGACGTATCGTAAGAACCATTCGAATCTCTACCTATACTCAGGGTACTAGTGTGAACCTGTACACAAGCGATATTAGCAGTAACAATTACGTTACCTGTAGGAGAGCTAACTGTAATGCCTGCACCTGCAGTTCGATTGACAGAAGCAACAGATGCCCCTGCTACCCCCGCAAAAACTTCAGTAAAGTTCGTTTGTACTTTACTAAAAGCTGTTCGTATTGCATCTGCGTCCGGATCATCCGGAAATGTACCGAAGGATATGTTCTGTTGAGCCATGGTCTATATTACCTTATTAAGTATTTATCGTTTTTAATATAAACTACCTATCCAAAAAAATACCCGACTAAAGCCGGGTACTTTGAGTGCTATTAATTATCGAATACCGCTAAGTTTCTTCCAGTCGTGTAGCAGATTGGTAGATTCTTGCATTGGATTCCCTAATCGTGAAGTTTGACTTGATACGACCGGGATTGTTGATTGCCCTGTAGATTTTTGTTTATTCAATCCACCAGAGATCACTTTAGTCATAAAGTCGATGTCAGCTTCAAAAGTATCATCTGCTCCATTAGCATACGATTCTTCTACTTCTTCGGGTTCTTCCTCGTCAGCAGCATCGGCTTCTCCCGCAGCAGACGCTAACGCAGCGTCTTCACCTGCTTGTTGGGCACCAGCAGAAGCTACGCCAGCATCTTCCTCAGTATCTTCAGCCATCTGATATTCTAGTTGGGCATCGGTTTGAGTTTCATCAACTTCTTCAGTATCATCACATGCACATTCAGCTTCACCACAATCACCACAGACTTCTTCCTCGTGTTCATGACCAGGCTCTTCTTGCTCTTCGTCGTGGCCTTCTTCATCAGCATAGTCGTCACTGCCCTCAGATGAACCGTCTTCAACACCGGATAGTTTCTTCATTAACGACATCATTCCATCATGGTCATTAACTACAGCAATATCACCGTGTGCTTGGCTGTCAGCGCCATCAGTTGGTGCGCCATATGCACCTTGCCCGCCTTCATTACCAAACAAACCTAGACCAGCGTGTTTAACTAAGTTAAGCAATGCGTCAGCGTCAGCATCGTTTGCGGTTACGCTAACTGAGTCAGGAGCACCCTGTTGACCCTTAGAGATAGATACTGACATACCTTCACTAACATCACCCTCAGTCAGCAATTTGTCTAACTGATTGTTCCAGCCTTCAAACGCCATGCTTTGCATTTCATCAACAGGGGCGTCATATCTAGTGCGATCTTTAAAACGTTTTCCACCTACGCTAAATTGTCCACCGTGTGGTGTTCTTGCTAGCGCGGCTGTAAATGCGTTGCCTTCTTCTACTTCTTTACCTGGAGCACCTAAGGCCTGTGCAGCTTGTTGTGCTAATTCCACGGTAGGGAAGTCAATACCATAATATACCCGGCCGCCATCCATGCCACCCGATGCACCACTATGCCAACCTTGTGCAGCTAATTTCGGATTAATTTTTTGTAGTTTTGCCATTACTTTTTCGCCAGCGCGGTCGTTGCCATCTATTTCCAATCGGCCCCTATTTTCATGGTCCGGCGACATGGAGTTAATATAAGGTTGCACTACCCGAAATTTTGGCATACCGAATCCTAAAAAGCTCTCCTCCATAGCACCATTTTGTTGAACACCACCCGTTACTATTGGATCTCTAGCGTTTTTAATTAGATAATTTAAAAACTCGGTGAAATACATAGGATTTGTTGCCGTAGTATACATATCTTTTGGATTGCCCATTGGGCCGCTTTTACCGGTTATTCCCTTTTGCTTGATATTTAATTCAATGCCACCTACTTGTAAGTTACTAACTTGTGCTTCTAATCTAGGATCTCGTAGCCATTCTGAAGCCTTATGTTTTTCAAACCCTTCATCTTTGCCTTCCGACACACCTTGTTGACCTTTTAATGCTTGTAACAATGCACGGGCAACAACCCGATCTTTTTCTTTTTCTTTGTCGGGTAACTGAGCATAATTTTGTTTCATCAACTGTGCTCGTTGTTGAAGTTTTCCTTCTAATGTTCCAGCAGCTTGTAATTTAGCAGTGTCATCAAATTGATCCGGATTTTTAACAAACGCCTGTGCGGTTACATTCCAACCTTTGTGAATAGCATCACTAATTTGTTCTATATCAGTAATACCCTTGTCAATCATTTGTTTAGCATAAGAAGCCGATTTTAAGTTAGCTTGCCAACCAAATGTATTGCCCGGACTGCTACGACCATAGCCGTATGCTTTATCTAGTGCTTCGTCACTGATAGCTGCAAGTTGTTGGACACTTAATTGTTGTTCTGATCCTTCCGCCACACCTCGGGATTTCAATCCCATCTGATTCAAGCCGTGCGGTAGAGGTTCTAAACAGGTTGGGCACTCGTTATCGTTAGCTGCCCAATCTCGCACTTTGTTTGCAATGCCACAGTGTGGACATTTGTAGCTAGCGAGATGTTCCATACCTAGTGGTACCTCCTTACTATACATAGTAGGTATTTGTGCCTCCGCCACACCTACATAGCCTTGAATTGGCATTTGACCATAACATTCGTCTAAACCTGCTTTGTAGCCTTCATGATAACACCGTGCTTCTTCTAGGTCATCATAGTTTCTACCACAGTGTGAGTGACCTTTTAAACCATGCGCGTTGCCTTCCATACGAGCAGATTGTAATCTTTGATCCATGCCTTCTTTGATCATTTTCTTTTTGCAATCAGCTATCATTTTCTTTAGTTCTGATTGGTTGCAATTGGTATGCATTTTGCAAATTTCCGCTACAGTTTTGCCATCTTTACACATTTTCTTAATATGTGCCATCGATGGTAATTTACTTTTGTCAGTATTTGATACTGCGTCTACCGCTTCTTTCACTTTCTTATTCGTCAAATCATTTTTGCCCTTGCCATCTGCCGCGAATGCTGGAACACTCTTGCCATTGACTTTCTTCATTGACATTTTACTTTCTTCCATTGACAATGGGCTTGCCAAACTGTCATTAGGAGGAATATCAGCTTCTTTAACTTTACCGTGTGATAATTTACTTAATGTCTTGGCAAGTTGTGCTTGTTTTTCTGTTTTAGCAGAATAATTTTCTTTATGGGCTAACACTTTAGCTCTAAACTGAGCAGGAGTCATACCGTGTGCTGTTGCTTTCTTAGTAAAGGCACCCGGATTCTTGATAGCACCTTTAATAAAGTTATCATCTTCCTCTTCGTGTACCGGAGCAACTTGCGATCCCGCACCTTGTGCTGGCTGAGCGCCAGGAGTAGTAGGAGTAGTGCCTGGCTTTTGCATTGTCAGTGTACCATTTTTAGCAGCATTAACTACTGCTGGATCACTGGTAGTAATTGCTGATGCAGTTGGATTTGCCGGGTCTTTAATCATAAAGGCCGGCTTTGATGCCATTTGCTGTTGTTGTTTTTGCTGCGGAGTAGTTGGCATTGGTTGAACTGCTAAACCTGCTTCAACAATGTATTTGCCCTCAATCTGCTCTACCCAGTCTTTAAGCGTGTGCTTTTTCTTTGGTAGTTTGTCAACGGCCTTGCTTGGCTTATTACCTACTATGTAATCTTGCAGGTCTTTAGCACCACTGTATGTTGCTAATTTACCAGTAGATGAGTCTGCTCCCTTTTTAGGGCGACCACGACCACGCTTTTCAGCAGGTGCAACAGCTTTTTTAGCTTTCTTCTTGTCGCCATCAGTGTCTTCATCATCGGCGTCACCTTGATACTCAGTACCATATTTGCCCTTATGCTTGACGCCAGTTGAAGTCTCTTCTTTGGCTTCCTGTACCTGCTGGAGTTCGCCGATTTTTGTTAGTAAACTTTTAAAGTCCATGTTATTTCGTCCTATTTATTATTAAGCCGCTGCACCAGTCTTTGGCTTGGGTGCCCGAGTGATAGTACTCATAGGGCTTTTATTTCCCTTGGGATCCTGCGGAATTGCTTTGAATGGGTCAAACGCATTCGGTGTCTTTTTACCTTCATAAGGGATGTTTATAGTAGAGCCCTTCATTTGATCTTTGATACTTTGTAGATATGAATCACCGTATGCTTTATTAGCTTCTTTTCCGTTGTCTTCCATTTCTTCGTGAGTAAGAACTGGACTTTCTTTCATCTGATTTGCATACCCTTCAGCTTCATCATTAATGCTATCATCATATCCGGTAGTGATAACACGCACCATATTGATATTATATCCCAATAACTGAGCAACTTGTTGTATCATTGGTTCAGTGGCTGGATATCTGAAATTTGCTTTAATGATAGTTACTGATTCATTAGACAAATTAGGAAATCCATATGGAGATTTTTGTATAGGTGTTTGCACCGGGTCGCTGATATCAATCGGATCGAACTTGTTTAGATTGTACTTAAACATATCTAAGAAGTTTTTATCAACGGTTCCGGCAATTTTAATGGTGTACTGATAGGTTTTTAAACTCTCGGTGATAAATTGTTTTAAACTTTTCATTATAAATTCCTGTATCTAGTATTTATCATTTATCTACAGATTTAACTGCAAGGAGTTTTAAGAGTTCGTTACGATCTAATGTCTTACCCTCTCCCAAACTGGTGCTTTCTACTTCTTCATCTTTAGCTGAATTCTTTTGATCTAATGCGGCTTTTTTAAGCTGTAAATCAATCATTTTAAGTTTCTTGTTTAGTTTAGCAGTCTTTGCAGTAATAGCGTGACCTAACATAGCACTCGCAACATTAAATATCTCACTACTAAATCTACTATCCACTTGCATTCCAAGATCCATTAGGTCTTTGTAACTACTGATAGCTAAATTAGCAAGCGAGTCCATCTCTATATCACCCGTTTCCAACCCCCTAACTTGTGGCAAAGCATTTTCAATCTTTTCTAGGTTGGATAATGCAAGTGTAGTAATTTCTCCAGCGAGTTCAGGTATGGGCATTGCTAACCCATCTATTTCATCTTGTGGTAACTCAAAAAGGTCCTGCAATTTTTTTGTCATAGACTATTTAGTCTGAACATGGTACCCATAATGTAATTATCTTTTGTTCTTTGGGTTGCCATTGTAAAACAAATCATCTTCAGTTATTACCCGGAAAGCATACCCCTGTGCTTTACAATACGCCATCGCCGCTGCCCATTTAGCGTGATTGATAGCTACCACTATTCTGTCTTTAGCACTGACCGCTTTGCTCTCAATAATGCTTTGTTTTTTGGGCTTGATCTCAACTACCTCTGCAATTTTTTTACCATACTTGTTTTCATACATTACAAAAAAATCAGGGATATAATTAGTCATCTTACCGGTGATTGGATGTTTGTATGGGACCGTCATTGCCTCGCTTGCCCAATATATTACATTTTTGTTTGTGTCACAAAACGTCATAAATGTTAGTTCCCATCCAGACCTATATCTAGGCGCGTGTTTGCCTACATATTTAGCAGGGTTTTTAGGAGTAAATATGCCTTGTGCATATTTTGGCATGTTATTGCACTATGTTTCTGGATACAGGTTGCACCGGTCTAGGTACAATTCCTGAGCCGTACAATGAGGTCTTGGATTTAAATCCATTTAGATAATACGCCATAATCTTATTCATCTGCAATTTATCTGCTGAGCCTTGTAACTGTTCTAACAAAGTTAAAACATCAATATTAGTCTCTTGTGCAATTCTGAATAAAAACGCAGTAAAGTTCTTGGCAATATTTTTAGTGTCACATACGCTACTGAAATACCCATAGACGATATCATACTGACTGGCACCGACTACTAAATCAACTGAATAGAATGAATCATAAATTCTAATCGTTTGTTCAAACAAGGATGCTCTGTTATCAATAATTTGTGCCATTACCTGTTACCTGTTGTAGTTCCTGCGTTTGTAGGACCTATCATCTTGGGAGATTGTGCTGCCCCAATTGTCGGAGATCCGGCTAATCCTGATGGGCCAGGTGATGTACCCGGGCCGCCTGGAATATCAAACAACGTATTTCTATTTACATTAGGTGTATTCGTCAGAGAATTTTGTAATCCAGTTAATACTTCTTGTTTCGCAACTTGTTTTAAATTCAAATTCTTAAATGTATTATACGTAGTACCTGCTTTTTGTATAGCACCTAGGATGTTGCCATTTGCTAGATCCGTCATCGCACCACCCGCTGCATCAACTAATCCACCTTGACCTAGAATAGTACCATTAGAGCCTGGTTTTGCGATAGGGCTTAAACGCCTATCATAACTATCATTCATTCCAAATCCAGTTCTAGGTATCATGGTTAAATCGTGTAATGATGGGATTGATTAAAGTGTATGCTGAAAATTTATGCTGGTTAAATCCAAACACTGTTATATTTTTAAAAAACGGAACTTTAATAGTATTTGGTCCTGAAGGCAGCTTTGTCTCACCTATATACCCCCAATCATTATTACTAGTAAAATCAGGAGCATACGGAGTTCTGGAATTATAATCAACCACTGTACCTTTAGCAGAAGCAGCACCACCGGGCGCTGGGCCTGCTGCTCCCCGAGCACCTGTAAAACTCACACTAGGTTTGGTACCATCTGCGTAGTAGTAACCGTAATATGCTCTCCACAAATCTCTAATTAGGTTGTTATTATCATCGTGGAATGATATGCTGATTGGTTCATATTTAATCTTGGTCTGAACTATTCTTTTACGATTGTACTGATTTAACTCGTGGGTAGCAAACGAAAAAGAAGGAAGCTTTACTGTTTTAACCAGTAACCCGAAATTAGCACCAGTACCTACATTTTGATTATAGGCTTGGGTGTTGATGTCAAAGAAAGTATGGAATAAAAACTTTAATTTAGGAGAATAGGCGTAACCGTTAGTCCTAAATGTTTTTGCTGCGTGCGTGTAATCCCGTAGGTATTCGCTGCCGAAGAATGCTCCGGCAGCGTCCGTAAGAAGATTTTGTATAAATCCCGCCATATGACGTTAGATATATTAAGTTGCTGCGCCAATACCTGTTGTCGATGCTCCGCTTAGAATACGACCAATAGAAGCACCTACACCAGCAGTTAATGGCGATTGAACTGCATTATCATAACGAATTGTCATTGCAATAGTAACTACCTCATTAGTAGCATAGTTCAATGCATTGTAATTAGCTACTTGTAAGAAACAACCGTATAATTCCCACGTTTCAAGAACTGCTGGTGCTGATGCTCCGTTGCCACCGTCTAATATTTCAACGTTAACTTGAAACTTATAGTCTTGCCCGGTTGCAGCACTAGCTTGTTCTACAAAGTCCAATTGCTTTTGCAATTGTTGACCGACTGCTCTAGACACGCTTCCAGTAGCATCATCTCTGACGTTTACTGTGAACGGTGCCCAAGAATGCTTGCCCGCCAAGTATAGAGTAGAGTTGTATACTGGTATTGTGATTTCGGTGAAAGTTAAGTTAGGACGTGAGCAATCAATAACTTGCTTAGTTAATTGCAATCCATTAACTGCATCAACACCGAAATTCAAAAAGTTAACTCTGAATCTATATT